CTCCCTCATTATGTGATGTAGCACGACATTTTCTGTGTCGTTGCGTATGGTGATGTTGCAGCAGCTATCCCATGCCGACCCATCTCCCTCACACACCGCTGTGGGGTATCCCAGGTCTCGACCAAAGTCGTGGGTGACCTGCTCCATCGCAGAGTCCTTCCTCACGTACTTAAGATGTCGGCCTTTGCGGAAATCGAACCACAGCGCATCGAAGCACTTTATAACAAACCTGGCAGCGACTTGTCCTGCCTCTTTGTCTGCCAACAAAAACCGCGGCTTGTTCTTGTTCAACCATTCCAGCACCTCGTCTTTGATGGCCACGCCTGGGCCCACCCTGAGCGAGGTATCGAGCATCGCCCGTTCATGCTCCGCCTTCCATTTCTTGAAGGTCCATGACTTCGGGTTCAGATCCTCGACGGTCAGAACATTGGAGGCCCATTCCGCAATCTTCGCAGGCGAAAAAGGCCCTCCCTTGCCGCACAACTTCAACACTTGTTTGCGAAGTCGCTGTCTCTCGTCGTTTGGCAGCGTGCATTCAAGAGCCGGTGCGCCACCAGGCATGACCGCTCTTTTGTATAACGCTGCTATTATATTGGAGTCACATGAAGCCCAATGCTCAACCACAACACCATCTGGCGGCTGCATGATGAGTGGCGCTGGCTTGTCGTTCTGTCGCGCGCAGTCTGGATTGAAGGCCTTGAGGCTCAAAGCAGGAACACCCTTCTTGACTTGTATCACGCCATCTTTGTCCGCATGCTGGCACAAGTACCCCACGGTACGATCATCTGGCTTGGTCAAGCTGTTCGCGTCAACCGGTCCCTGTCTTTCAGGCGTGACCGGGGCCTCTGGAGCAATGGGCACTTCATCTTCTGGCGGGGCCTCCGCGTCTTGCGCTGATGCCTCCGCAGGTGGATCTTCCTCGTCTTGCCCACGCTCTGTCCCCTGATCCTGCTCCTCTTCCCGCTTGTCGGCATCCATGTCATCCCCCATCTCCAAGAAAGGCAGAATTCCCGCTGCTGGATGCGGTGATGGTCGCTGTGGCGGCTCCTCAAACGAGTCGCCGGACTCCGCTCCGCTGGTATCCTGTGAGGGCGGGGTCCCTGACGGGGGCCCGGAGGGGGCGGGAGGGGTATCCCCTGAGGACGACCCGTTTCCGCCCATGGCTGAAGGACCTGGCCCTGGCTGGCCGCTGTTTGTCACACCCATCCTCCGTTCCCTCACACCACATACCGTCGGCTTCGACTTCACGAAGAGGAAGGGAGTCGCCGCCTGCAAGCACCAAAGCAATGTCTCGGGTGTCCGCCTTAGCACCACTGTAGAAAACCCAGCAAGGAACGTCAGGCTCTTCGCGACTGGTGATGCCCACCTGTCCCAAAATGAGGGGGAAGC